CGGTAATTTTCCATTCCAACTCTTCGCATGGACTAATAGATTCATTGCTTCCTTTTTTGAAAAGAGAACATTCGGTCTCGTAAATCGGTTTGCTCCTACCAACGTATCCTGTACGACGGATACAATAGGCGTGGACTCACGTGGACTTACTATTTGTAGCGGCACTGCCGCGATTTCCCGCAACTCCGTAGCGGCTTCTACGGATTGCGGCGCATGAAGATTCATCTCATCGCCATCGAACATATGGGCTTTTCCGTCATAAAACGGACCGTGATTTTCACCACGGAGTAGACTTTATCTTAAACCTCACTTGGGCGTAAGCCAAGTGGGATCGACCACCGTCAAGTCGTTGCTCCTTCCTCACGATATTGTTGGGAATATCAGAGAGGCTTGGGTCAGGATTGCCCATTACTTACAGTCATTCTCTGCTATGACGGCTCGTATCTCAAGATGTTGTCACCGTATCCATTCGGACTTTCTCCGTGGCCAGTTATAACTTTCATTACAACCTTGGTAATCTTGAGTTTTAGGGGTTTCCCTGAATTTGGTGGTCTTGCACACTCCAGCGGGTGTACTAGACGGTTATATCACTGATGTAAAGTATGAGATACCTCTTACACCATGTGGATGCTATTACACTGTTTTCCCTACGACGTTTTAGCATCAACGTCAGAGGCAGCCGCCTGTTGCGGACTTCGATAGTCATCTTGTACTAATAATGTATTAGTACTCATCTCTATTATTTTGTTTTTAATGGTTATAGCGGTTTTGTAAGCATTATCAGGCGTTATTTTTTTCCCTCCGAAACAGATACGAACTGTTCCATCAGCCGTTTTGACATGTATAGACACAAGATTATTGAAATTTACAATACGAATACGTTCTATTGTTTTTCCCCGAAACTGTTCCACCTTTTCTTGATATTTCCGAAGAGGGTCATCAACATCCTCCTCAAATACATCAATCCCGTGTTCAGCAAAGAGTCCAACAAAAGCCTGGGCTTCTTCTAGGGCTTCTTCAAACGTTGTTCCTACCGATTGACCAAAGACTAGACGTACGATGTCTTCCTTTTCCTGGTCAAGATAGACATGAACAAGTTTCGGAACACCCTTAGTCTTCACTGGACATATACGAACTTTGGTTGTTGAACTTAGGTAATGTTCAGCAAGTGTCGTATTTTCTCTGTGCTTACAACGTGAATGTCGCATCACATTATAGCCTTTCGGTACTACAGTAATGAGTGATTGAATCCAGTGCGCTTCTCGCTCGTCTAAACGTTCTACTGGAATATCCGATTCAATACAAGTCAGTTCAAATTCATCGGCTCCATATTCAAGTATAGCATTCGCTAGGGGTGTTTTTGCTCCACGAAATGCTGAACTAACATGATCCGACCAGCGTCCCGCTATACTATATTTATAAGCTTTATTATCTCGTGTTTTCGTATCTTGTGTCTGTCCAACATATAATTTGTTTGTTTTCTTATTTTTTGCCTGATATATGCTTCCGTGTTCGCTTGCCATTTGTTTATAATGTATAATAGAGATTTGTCTTTAGATGCTCAATTTTGGTTAATCCGCATTATATGGTGCTGTGACGAAGACATTCAACCGAAACGTATTGTACGGCAATATCTTCGCAATATGCGCCATCATAGACATCCGATGTAGCGACGGCTGCCGGTTAAATAGCACCACGTCGCCATCCATCAAATGCCTATTGACAACATCGCCTTCAAACAATTCAATCGTTTTCGTATTGAGGTGCTTTAGCGAAATCGTACGTCCATCGGCGCGCTGAATCGTCTTTGCGCCCGGATAAATATCCGGACCGTTTTGAATAAGTTTATAGAGTTTTCCAATATTGAATGCTGTAACTTTCTCAGGAAATGTAAGATTCGTCGCAATCTTAATCGGAATACCGAGTTCCTTCACTGAAATATTCGGGTCCGGCGTAATGACCGAACGCGCCGAATATTCTACACGTTTTCCTTGTAAGTTTGAACGAATACGACCTTCTTTTGACCCCAGGCGCTGTTGAAGCGACTTAAGTACGCGCCCCGACCGTTGCGCCGACGGGCTTATACCCGGAATATTGTTATCTACAAGCGTCGCAACGTAGTATTGAAGTAAATTCGTCCATTCATCAATTGCGCGTTTCTTCGGCTCTTCCTCTGAAATCTTCTTCTTCAGCGTCGCATTCGTCTTAATAATACAGATAAGTTGGCTCGTCAAATCGTCTTCCGATTTTTGATTGTTATCCTGCGTAACTGAAGGACGTACTTGCGGTGGCGGTATCGGTAGAACCGTACAAATCATCCAATCCGGTCGACACCAGTGCCGACTAAATCCCATAAACTCCACATCCTCGTCGGTAATACGACGGAGAAGACGATGTACGTATTCGGGCTCTAGTGGTAGAGAAAGATTTAGAAATCCCTCCTCATCTACAGTTGCGCCTTCAGGAACTTCAACACCTTCCGGTTGCGAAAGTTTCTTCCAATCCGCGAAAATCTTATGTACCGGTTCCTCACGGTACTTATGAGGTTGTCGCGAACCGCAACCGTCCTCGGTATCTTCACCGCAACGCGTTGTTCCCGCAGCGGCTTCCAATACCAATTTCCATCGCGATTCACCCTTGAGTTTTTGCAAATGTACATTTCGTTGTTTATCAATCAAAAGTTTGCCGCACTTAAAACATACGCAACGTAGAACCTTCATAACCATCTTAAAGAATTGGGTGTAATAGACCGGTCGAGCAAGTTGAAAATGACCGAAATGTCCGGGACAATGGTGGTTTGTCTGACCACACGAACGGCAGACTTTACCATTTTCTAAAACACCCATACGCGGATCGAATAATCCACCAAGTTTCCCATCCGCCGTAGATGGATTCGTAATCTCACATACAGACCTACGTATGATCTCCTCAGGACTGAAAATCCCGAATTGGATCCCTACGATTGATTCTGTTTCCGAAGAATGCGTAAGTTGCGGCATGTCTCTTCTGTTGTGTATGAGTAAGTTTTAGACCTGGGTTGTTAGTCAATTTTTAGCACAAAGATTTCCCGAATAAAAAAATGAACGCATTGTCTTTATTCCTCAATAATTCAAAACACATAATGAGTCTTGAATTATTAATTGGACCTATGTTTGCGGGGAAATCCTCAGCAATTCAAAGTATAATTCGCCGTCATACATCGCTAGGTTGGTCCGTATTTGTTATAACGCACAAAGCTGATACACGATATTCGGATATTCCGATGATTGTGAATCACGATAAACAAGCCTTACCGGCTATAGCAACCGATACACTTACAGTACTCTTAGATAGCGAAGATTATAAACAGAGTCGTCTTGTCGTAATTGAAGAAGCGCAGTTCTTTCCCGATTTACGATTCTTTGTTGAAAAAGTTGTTGATGGCGATAAAAAACACTGCGTAGTCGTTGGTTTGGATGGTGACGCCAATCGTAAGCCGTTTGGTGATGTTTTGAATCTAATTCCCCTGTGTGATAAGGTTACGAAATTGACATCCTTATGTAAATTATGTGCAGATGGTACTCCAGCGCTCTTCTCATACGCGTACAAAATAGACGAAACCAGTACAGCCGTAACTGGTAAAGCGTGCGTAGGAGGTGAAGAACGCTATATCCCTCTTTGCCGCAAACACTTTCTTTCCTCCCCATAATAGGGATGCCAAAACCGAAACTTTTAGTAGTGGATTTAGGAACATTTTGCGATTTTTTATTAATGGAAACCGCTGTTATAAAACTTACGAATATATATGATATTGTATATGTAACTGATAAAAAACGTAAACTACCCGCGTGGGTTTCAGCACGTTATGATTTTTCAACACCCGCAGATGTAACATCCAATATCCATTTGAATATTTTAGACCATCAACAAAGTATTATCACATGGCTATTGCGTAATCCTTACAAAGGTACAGAGCAATATTTGTGGGTGTCGCATATGAGTCAATTAGTTCAAGAAGCGTACTCTGAACATAATCCTGTTGGTCTGGTATTTCATTACGGTGTTTCGTTTTTGTTATGGAGTATTCCATCAAAAATAATCGACTTGCCGACGTTTGTTTTATATTTTACAGCTGGTCTTATTAATAAAAAGACACCTTACGTGTTTGACCCTGTTTTGAAACAACCGAATTTTGAACTCTACAAAAGAACAAAAGACTATGATTCTCTTATACGAAAAACCTGGGATGTTTCCTATTACAGATCGTCTTTTTTATCTGCGGCTACACCCTTCGAAGTGAGGCGAGTATTAGGAAAAGCACACCATATTTTCTGCTTTGATAGGGAAATCACATTGCCGTATGAAGCCGTGTTTTCAAAAGATATTGTGAAAACGCATACACTTGGTTCCTTGTATAATGAAACGATATTGGATGCAAAACGTTGGTACAACCCTAAAAGCGCGCGTGAACGCGCGCCTCCTGAATCTCTAAAATCTTTTATGAATAAGAAAATGCCCTTGGTTATGATGTCATTTGGTTCGTATTCTACAAATTCTATATTAATAGAATTATTACCGTTTATTATAAACGCTGTGAGTGATTGTGGATTCAAGATTCTATTTCACTCTCCAACAGAATCCGAAAAACTTAGTAAATTAGTCGAACCGTACTCCACTCTTTATTTACAAAAAGGGTGGTTGCCATACGAATGGGCGGTACCTCACTGCGATTTTGTAATGTTCACAGGGTCTGTATGTCTTCAAACAATCTGCTTATATAATCAATGTCCGATGATATTCGTTCCGCTTCTAGCAGAACAGTTTTTTTGGGCTCGTAATTACCAATATATGACTGCTTATTCGCGTACATCCTCTTTACCGCGAGTACAAGAAGACGGTGTTCCGTTTATAAATTATACTGAACCACCTTGCACGCAAATTCCCAATTTAATTCGTGCATTACTTGGAGAATTTCCAGGTGTTCAATCCTATTTACGAAAAGTTGCTACAAGCATGCGAAAATATGATGGTAAATCTATGTTGTACGATTTGATAACTTCACATGTATGAGTAGGGCTGGATAGCTCCAATTAATACTATACGATTAATTAGTATCATAAACAGAAATGTAATTTATGTTTATACTATGTGAATGATACTAATCTATATTCATAGATTTCATGGGAGGGGTTATGAAAGGGGGAGATATCCCCCTTTATGTATGAGTGATTTTGTATCCATGCGGTCTAAAAGTGTAATAAACATTGTAGTATAAACTACTAGAATGTCTGTTGGAATGGACAGCGAACTTATGGAAAAACTACACGGTTCGCGATTTGTTGAATCCGCCTGCTCCTCGGATACACTCTCAATGTATAGTATTGATAGATGTTTATGGGCAGGACGTACGGATTTTTGTGAAGCAGTGATTGCGAAATCACCGATACATGGAAATATTCTCTTTATTGATAAAGAACTTCAATCCGCAGAATCCGATGAAGCCCTCTATCACGAACATCTTGTTCATCCTGTTTTAGCAGCCACCGCGAATATTGCCGAAAAACGTGTTTTGGTTGTAGGTGGCGGAGAAGGTGCTACGGTTCGGGAAGTTCTAAAATGGGATACTAGCGCGGTCAAATCTGTTGATTGGGTCGATATTGATGGAATGCTTGTGAATTTATGTAAGGAGCATCTCGGTTGGGCTGATGAATCGGTCTATACGAATTCCCGCGTTTCATACAGTTCTCAAGATATTCGTGTGTTTCTTATGAATCAAACACAAAAATACGAAATTATAATTCTTGATTTACCCGATCCGGATGTTGATAGTCTTTTGGAAGCAGACGGTACTACAGAATCCAACACCGAATTTGCTTTGTATGGTCCGCGCTTTTGGGAAGTTTTGTACAATTCACTATCTCCTGGAGGCGCAATTGTATCCCACGCCGGACCTATTTCACCAGGATTTGATGAAAAAGAACGTCGCCCAGGGCTCGCGTGGATTCAACAAGCCGCAACACGTTTCGGTTCATTTATGAATTCAGCATCGTATCATGTGGTGATTCCGTCATTTCAGGGTGAATGGGGATTTTGGATGTCGTGCGCGCCCCGATTTGATGTAGTGCTTCCTGGCGGATTACGAGTTATGGATAATGAAACTATACGACACGCATTTGTGTGGCAGAAATATTGGTTTGCACGATTTTAGGGTCTTGGATAGTTTCAAATTTAACAAAACATCCTGAAAATGCCGTAAAACATATAACACCAAGTCCACCCACCATAAGCGGCGTTGATGTCATGACAACACCAGCGACTAAACATCCGATACCCCCAAAGAATAGTATAACTATGGCGCTGTAAAACAACCATTGTTTGAGAATCATACTTTGTGTTGCATCTAGAAATGTGTTGTCAAATATTTCAAAATTTTCCGGCAGCAAATCTTGAGCAAAGGTTTTTCGCATCAAAGATGCACCTAGTCTGTCGCAGGGTTCGGTTTTCAGAGTTGGTTGAATATGAAAGATCGGACTTATTTGTGGAATATACTCTAATAATTCAACGTTTTTAGTTTTATAGTCTTTCGTATCCGCTAAACGTGTTTCTACTTTATATAGCATTGTTATACAAGTATATAAATGTATCTGTGATTTATCAATTTTCGTCTAAAGAACGTTTGACGAAACAGAGAGTAAGAAATCCATGGTTTTTTATACAATTCCTATTCCTGAACCTAAAATGCGCGGTCAGTATTTAGCAGTTGTTCGTTCCAATCACGTAGGTAGAGTTGATGTGTTTTGGAATCGCATAGAAGCGCAAACTCTTTTTCATGTACATCAACATCAAAAATGGTTTATACAACCCAATACAAATATTCGTACATCGCTTGCGGCAATTTTAGATTGTTTAGAGCGTGATATTCAATTTACAACATTAGATGTTCAAGAAGGTGATAATGATTATGAAGCCAATGATGATACGCGGTCTGGATTTTTAGATTGCGAATGGTCCGATTTTGCAAACGATTATATGTCTGTGGATGTTTGTGTGATACATCCGATATATTCGAAATATTCGAAATAAAGGGCTCAAAGTCTGTTAGAGTGTTTTGATTTTGTGATTTTCACTATTACTATCGGATTCTTCAACTTCGTCCTCTTGCTCTTCCTCTTCGTCATCCGACTCTTCAGTATCTGATGCTTTTTTCTTTGTTTCATACATTCTATTCTCATCCATTTCATCTTCAATTGTAATACTGCGTTCATAGAATATTGTATTAATGGTATTTTCAATATCAATAATACGATTTTTAAGTTTACTTTGTATATGGTCAATCCGTCGCTCTAGGCATGAAATTAGCTTTAGAGAATGTACGTTATGTTTATCATCATTATAATCCTCTGTTATAAATACTATAAGACTCAACAACCCTATAAAACAAATTACTACGAGCGCACCCGCAATAATTTGTAGCGATAAATCAACGGAGTTGGAATTCATGGTTTGAAAATGGCTTACGCGTTTCTTTTATATCATTTTTTTCCTTTACGTTATTTCTTGTACTATTGAAAAAATTGAACTATGCTTTATAGTCCATTTGATGTGTGTTTTCCTTACTTTCCTTTATTTCCTACATTCTTCCTTATTCCTTTCTTGACTTTTACTTTCTTTACTTTTACGGCGAGTTGTAAAGTCTTCCATCACACTTTACAATATCACCCCAGTATGTCTTTTCCAAAGATTACAACGATGTGCGGTACGCACGGCTGTGTGAAGCTA